AAATGTTGTAGCTGATAGTAAGGGTAAGATATTTACAGATGATGACTTAGCTGAATTAAATGATATTGAACAATTTGCACTTTATGAGGATGATTACTATACCAATAGTTTCTCATTACTAAATGCTTCTAAAAAAGTACTTGAAGAGATGATTAAGCCACAGCTTGATTTTGATATTAATTGTGTAAATTTATGCAAGTCAATTAAAAATACAAGGGGTTGGAGTTACATACTTGAATTGGGTAGCTTGTTTAAATTTGATGAGACTGAATTGAAAGAAGAATTAGGTGAAGATATTGTTAGGTTTGTTGGTTATGAATATGAACCTAAGACTAACACAATAAGTAATCTAATATTTACTAATAAGACACATAAATATAATATTGAGAAAAAGATAGCCGATTTAGGTAGAAAGACTAATACAACTAATAATTTATTAAATAGTTTAAGACCGATAATTGACGATGCTATGTTAAGTAATAATTTTGTTAGTGAGGTGCTTAAGAATGGGTTAGACTTATCTGCACATATAGCTAAAGGGCGTGGAATTAGCAATTTTATAGATATAAGTGAAGCTGGAATTTATTTATATGACCAAAGTGATATGAATAAATGTTTGTATATTGGAAGTGGACTTATATGTATATCAACAGATGGATTTACCACAAGTGAAACTGCTATTTCAAGTGAAGGAATTATGGCAAAATTACTAATAGGTAGCGTTATTTTAGGAAATAAACTTTATGTAACAAGTGAAGATGGCTCTTTCTATGTAGGGAATATGGAAGAGAAAAAAGGGTTTGGGCTAAGCATAAAGGACAGTAACTTGCAACAAAGGATATTCTTAGGGACAGAAGTTGATAGCGATGGAATTAGAAGAGCTAAATTACGATTACTATCAAAAGATGGAAGAGAAACAGTATTAGATGAAAATGGAATTCTAAATACTTCACAAGCACCAATAATAGAGAATATTTCAGCAGGTTATGGGTTCGAATTTCCTTACATAATTGATGGAGGAGTTACTTCTTTAAAGAAAGTAATGATTACTTTAATATTTAGTAAATACAGGGGTTACACCAGAGGTTCTGGAGCAGGTGGTTCAACAGTAACTACAAGTAGCTCGGGAGGAGGATTTTCTTATGGTTCAACTAGCGGTGATGGTGGATATTATTATTCTAATACTTCTAGTGAATATTCTGAAATAGCCCCGTATCAGACATATACATCCGATAATCTTGAGCATGGTGATGGAAAGCACAATCATACTTATTACCAAGGAGTTTTAAGTCATGCACATGGATTTACAGTAGAAGTTCCATCACATTCACATTATTTTTCAGTTTCTCAACCTAATCATAATCATTCTATATCTTTACCAAATCATGAACATACTGAAATACATGGAATATATGTTGATGAGAATAGTGGAGTTCAAAACGCTAAAATATACGTCAATGATATTTTAGTTGCTCAAAATATAAACTCAGATAAATTTCAATTTGATATTACAAACTATTTAAAACTAAATAATACAAATTATATAAAAATAACAAATGAAAAGAATGTGAGGGTATGTGTTAATCTTTTTGAAAAAAAATTTGTTAGTTGGTAAAAAATCAATTAAAAATTAATTAAAAACAAGAAAAAGTATTGACACTTTTTACAAAAAATAGTATTATATAAATATAGAATATAAAGGAAGTGTTGAGAATGAATGTTAAATATTTAAGAAAATATGTGATGATATTATTATCAATTTTATTAATTGGTTGTTCCGGAGCTAAAAAGGTGAACTTTAATAAAGATTTAGAGAATATGGGATATAATGAAATTGTAAAAATTGAAGAAAATGAAAATAAAATAATATTAACCAAACAAGATGATAGCGAGTTCACACAAGAAGAAATGGATAATATTTATGAATATGTAAATTCAAATTATATAAAAAATAAAAATTATTCAACTAATATGTCTTATGGAATCAACTATAAACAAATAAATATAGAAATAACTGAGAGGTGATTTTATTGAAAAAGTCTATAAGTCTTGATAACTCAATATTGAGCGATGGGGGAATTCCTATCGCTTTTTTTAATGCAAAAATAAGTGTAGGATATGAAAATTTAAATATTTCTATAAACGTAATAGACGAAAAAACTTTATCTGCTAATATAGATTTATTTAAAAAACAATTTGAATCCTTTATTGATAGTGTAAAGACTGAAGCCATGAATAATGGATGGGATGCTTTGAAGGCTACTGAATCAATTGAAACTCCAGTAGTGTAAAAATTAAATAATTAATTAAATAAAACAGTCATTTTATTGACTAATATGTATAAAAGTACGCTAGAAATGGTGTGCTTTTTGTTATTTATAAGTAAGAAAGGAGGAGTTTTTATAAATGATTATACAAAATTCTACCGATATTAAAACAGAATATTTTTTAGATAAAAATGGAGATCCTTCACCAATAGACGTACAGTATGAAAAACACAATATAAACCCAAATGGTTTAGTACAACTGAGAAATATACCGTCTATACATACAGTATTTAATATAACTACAAAGAATGGTATTAATGTTATCAAATATAATAAAGTAGATAAAATAGTAAATCAAACAGATTTTACAGTTGATTATCCTAATGGGTTATTAACATTTCATAGTTCGCAGATAAGTAAAGAAATTCAAGTTTCATATACAAATGCGATAGGTAGACTTTCTATCTCATCCGATAGAATTTTTACTAAAATTGACAATCAAGGTAATATAGTTCAAACACTAAATACTCTTATAGAGGAAGGCATGGAGGTGTTAAGTGATTTAGAGGCTATTGGAGGAGCTAATAAAATCATAAATGAATTAAAAGGTTATGTAGAGTCGGTAAAAGGATTATCTACTACTATAATAGAAGGTAGTAATACAAATAATATCCTTAAAAGAACTGATGAAACAGCTAAAACAACTAATAATACATTAAATTCAACAGTAGCTAGTGCTAATAATAAGATACAAGAAATGACGGAATGGGTTAATAAAAATGGCGATGTAGTTAATCTTAATAATAGAGTTACTACTGCTGAGGGAAAGTTAAATACGGTTGATATGCAATTAGAAGAAATTTCTAAAACATCGGCAACTAAAGATGAAGTTAATAATTCAATCAATACAATTAATTTGCAATTGGAAGAAATTAATGATAGATTTGAAAGAAAAAAGCAAGTAAATATATCTGATTATGGAATTATAGGAGATGGCGTTACTCATTGCTCTGAAAGAATACAATTTTTAATTGATGCTTTGCATAACAAAGAAGGTGGAGAAATATTTGTGCCATCAGGTAAATATATAATAGATAAAACATTAATTTTTTATGACAATGTTTCTTTTAAGTTTGAAACTGGTAATCACAAAGATGTAAAAATTATCCCTAAAAGTAATGGTATATATATAAATAACTTTATGATATTAATTAACTCTATAGATGGGACAACTCAATATAAAAATGTAAGTTCTTTGAGTTCTGATAATAAAAGTTATTATGGTGTGACTATTGATAATTTGGTTGATTCAAATGTTAGTAATTTGCAAATAGTGCCTGGTTTAAAAGGAATATTTTTATCACAAGCAAATTGTTTATTTGACAGAATAACAACAATAGGATTAAAGCATACTATTGAGTTAAATAAAAATTGCTATTTGGATAATATTAGAATTGAAAATAGTTTATTTATGGCTACGGAAGATTACGCAATAGTTAAAAAAGGAGAAGGAGAAACTTTAACTATTTCAAATTGCAAAGTTTTTGAAGGGTTGAACGTAGGTTGGAAATTATGTGATATAGACAAAACTTTTAACTTATGTATAAACAACACTATTAATGGAGATATAAATGTTTCAAACTCCACTTTTAAAATTGATAATTTTCATAATGAAATTGGCAAAGTAAATGTAAAAAATTCAACTGGCTTAATATCAAATTTTACTATATATAAGACAAATGATAGAACTGTTGAAATGACACTAATTGATGAAAAACAAAACACAATAAATATAGAGAACGGAATGTTTATATATACACCTTTTCAGCATATTACAGGTGAAACTGGAAATGAAAATGATATTGCAATAACATATAAAACTTTTTCTACTAAAAATTTGAAAAGAGCTTTAATGAAAACGCATGGAGATTATTCTTTAACTGGAATTAAAATTTATCATTCAAATTCCTCATTAATGTCTACTTACAATACCAATCCTATTTTAAGCACAAATGGAAATATTGTTGGAAATGTTGTAATAGATAAATTAGAGTATTTCCAATCAAATATAAACTCTACAGATATTATTACAGTTTCTAAGAATGCAAATTTAGGGTATTCTTGGAACAATGTTACGACAAACTTATATTATACTTGCAATATAAAATATGGAAACGATACTTACTTGATGGGTTCTAATATGACTAACGAAGTTTCTCTTTCAAGCGTAAATGTTCCTGTAGAAATAAAACTAAACTCAAATATTTTGAATTTTAAAAATGCAATGTTAAGAGTTTTTAGAGGTACTTCATCAGGTAGCTACTCTGCTTATGCTGATATTCCAATGGTTTTTACTGGCTCAGATATAGTTATTTATGACACAGGAACTAAGTTAAATGGGTTTCCTTGGATAAATTCATCAAACTCATTAAGTGAAACAAGCGTATGGCAAGATGATAAAATTAAATTATTGACTCTATTTGGGGATAATATTTTATGTTATTCAAATGGAGTACCAAAATCAACTAACTTTAAAAAAGGCGATAGAGCTTTTATGATAAATGAAAATAAAACATATTATCACAATGGAACTTCTTTTATTTAATTAATTTAGTAGATACTAAAATAATTAAATATCTGATAACTATTGCGAATTAAAACAATTAATTAAATTTAATAAAATCTCTCTTTTAAAAAGAGAATAAAAAAATAAAATTTAATAAAAAAGGATAAGGAGGGTTAGAAGACTCTCCTTTTATTATAGAAAATAGTAAAGGAGGAGTAAAATATATGACAGAAGAATTATGGAAGAATTCGGCTATAATTGCAAAAAGAAATGTGGATTCTAACCAAACTCCTATTTCAGTAAATTTAACAGAATTAAAACAAATAATAGATGTTCATTCTTGCCTAGTTCTAAATCAATTACCAGATGAGCATTATGGAATAGATATAGATGGATTTACAGAAGTTTATGATATAGAAGATGTAACAACTAGATCTTATAAAGTTGACTATGCTAATGGAGTGCTTTATTTTCATCCTAATAATATAGGGAAAATGCTTCAAGTAAATTACTATGGAGTTGGGTGTACTCTTTTATCAGCTAGTAGAATCTATACTAAGTACGATAAATACGGCAATGTATTAGAAACTTTAGAAGAATTACTTGACAAAGGTAAACTTTATATACAAGCTATAGATGCATTAGGTGGAGCTGTAGAAGTCATAAATAGAGTTGAAAATGCTAATGCGACTGGTACAGTATTACATGAAAATCTACTAGAAGATATAGAAATAGGAAGCAAATTAAATAAAGATTTAATTGATAATAACCATATGGCTGAAAACACTATAACTACATTGATACAAAAAACTGAAACGGGCAATCAAACTATAAATAATTTAACAGATAAAACCAATTTAGCAAATCAAAAAAAACAAGAGTTAGAAGTTACAACAAGTAATGCAAATAATAAAAATACTGAATTAAATAATACTATATCTACTGCAAATAACACTGATACTAAGTTAAAAGATACAATATTATCTGGACAAGATTCTATAAATAAAATAAATGCGACAGGAAATAAAAGCTTAATTATAGGAGCTTCACAATTCATAAACAATGAATATACTTGGAAACATGATATGAATAGCGAAGATTTGCATGTTACTTTTGAGGACTTAGCAACAAAATTACCTTTACAGCCAGACTATCAAAGAATAGATAAAAACAATATTTTAATAAGGAATAGTGCTGAACACCCAAATATAAAAGTGGTACTTTCAGCTAGTTATTATCAAGGTAATGCTTTATTTGGAACTAATGTTGAAGAGTTTGCTAGTGATAGTATAGGAGTTAATACAAAAAAAGTTAGGTTAAAAGATGGGAATGGCATATTAGAAAATCCGGTTACTGATTCGGATGCAGTATTTATGCCAGATGGAAATACAAAATTAACTAAAAAGATTGATGATATTAGTACGTCATTGAAGGATATTGATAAAATTATATGTTCAATAGAAATGTATGAAAAACTACCATCTGACACATCTGACAGTGAAAGAGCGACTAGGTGCTTAAATGAAAATGGCAAATTATATTTACCATCTAACAAAGAATATAGTTTTTTATCCCCAATAGTATTAAAGACAAATTATATAATAGAGGGTGATTCCTTTAAAACTGTTATAAATAGTGGAGATAATTCTGTTTTTACGGTGGACACAGAATATTCCGATTGGAATTGGTCTAATTGTGTCTCAAATGTTTCAATGAAGGGTTTAATTATAAAATCTCAAAATGGAGATGTACTTAAATTTCCAAAAATATTTAGGTCAGTTTTTAAAAATATATTCATTACGGGGCATAATATAGGACTTCAAATAGGTGCCGGATGGACTAATTCATTTTATGATTTAACTACTATAAATGGTAATGTAGGTGTTATGCTAGGTGATGAAAAATATGAAAATTTACCTCACAAAAGTTTCATATGTAATTCAAATAATTTCTTAAATTTAAGAAGTGAGTACAACAACATTAATGTTAAATTAGGATATGAAAATTTTGATGGAAGTCAAATAGGTTCTGGGAATAGTTTCATAAGTTCAACTATCCAATTTGCTAAGAATTGTGAAGTTGAAGTAAATAGTTTTGACGCAACCTGTTTTACTAATACTTATTTTGAATGTAAAGATAAGAATGAAGAGTGTATTTTTAAAATAGGTTATGTAAAAGAGGGATTAACACCTAATGAAAATTTAAATTACTTATTTGCAACAAATATATCAATGATTAACTGTGTGGTCGTTGGAACTAATGATACCGGAGTGATAAAAGCTATAAAGGTTAAATATGGGAAAAACATATCTCTAAAAAACGTGACTTTTATGAGTTGGTCGAATATAGAAAATTCTCAAATAGTTTCAAGAAAGGACTTATTATATCAAGAGGTGATTGTAGATCCTGTTATTTTTGACAATATAACATATATAAATTCTAAGCTACAATATGTTGGTAAAATAAATTCAAATCAAAAGAATGATTATAGTATAAAAACTTTAAACGGATGGTATAACGGTGGCTATGACGATAGTGAAAAGTTAAATATAAAAAGCATAAACGGATTGGTTCAACTTGAAGGGTACATAGCTACGGACAACTACATAGATAAAAGCATCATCATGAATTTAGGTGAAGAGTTGAGACCTAAAAGAAAAGTTATTATTTCAATAAGGAGTAGAAAAATTGATGATTTTTATCCGTGTAATTTAACCATTTTAGTTTTACCAAATGGTGATGTTAGGGTAGACAGCGATGAAGAAGTGGTAAATGGAAAAAAAATAATGTTCAGCTTATCAAAAATTATATATATACTGTGACGACTTTTGTTAACAAAAAAACAAGTTGATAAAATCTTTTTTAGAGCTTTGTTGCACTATGTGTTGGCATATATTAATTATTATGTATCACATATTAGTGTATTTTTTATATAAACATATAATGAATAAGATAGGAGAGATATAAAAGTAAAGGGAGATATGACAAAAGAACCTGTTGACAAAGACTTAACATCAACATTATACAATGAAATGATAAAATTGAATGGTTATTATCAATCAATATCTATGTCTACAGAACAAGGATATAAAAAAGATGATATTATGATGAAAGTAAATACAGACATAGGAGATGTGTTCGGGTGGATAAATCAAGGAAATGAAACAACTTCAAATTTTAAAACTTACTGTCAAGGGGGTATAAAAGCATAGACGGGGTAGTAAATTTAACATCACAATATTTGGGAGAAGAAATTTTTGATTGGAGATTAAAAAATTTACAAAGCAATAGGAGCAATTTCTTCAGATTGGAAGGAAATAACTAATTGATAACTATTATGTATTAAAATAATTAATTAAATGATACTTTTATAAAGTAAAATGTGAAACTTATAATAAATAATAGATATATACTGTTATAAAAACAATAATAAATAGGGATAAAATGCTAATTTTAGGAGAATAAATTGCGTGAATTGCATCCCTATTTATATAAAAAAGAAAGCAGTTAATATATTATATTTGAAAATGCTTTCTTGGATATGAATATTATATTCAGATTTATAAAAATTATATAAAAATAAGGAGATGATTAGATTGGCTAAGTATAGCATAGACTACGGACATTGTTTAAGATGTGCTGATATAGGAGCTAGTGGGAATGGATACAAGGAAGAAAATTTAACTAGAGAAGTTGGAAGGTTCGTAGTAGAAAAGTTAAGATTACTAGGACATCAAGTTCAAGAAATTGATTTGCAGAGTGCTATAAGCGTTAATGAAAGTTTGAATGAAAGAATAAGATTGATAAATAATTATAATCCAGATTTATCAATTTCGATACATTTCAATGCATTTAACGGCTCTGCCTATGGAACAGAAGTTTTAACAGACGGCTATAATTCAAATATTGCAAATAATATATTAGCAGAATTTGAAACGCTAGGCTTATATAGCAGAGGGGTTAAAAGTGGAGATGAATTAGCTGTTGTAGGAGGAGTGAAACCTTATGCAATGTTGGTTGAATGTTGTTTCATAGATAGTTCTAGTGATATGAAAAAGTATAATTCAGAAGCTTTTGCAAATGCAATAGTAAGAGGGGTGTGTGGTAAATTGCCACAACAAGCAAATAATTCTCAAAACAATGTAATCAAGGAGGAAAAGAAAGTGAAAGGTATAGTAATATATAGTAATGATGTAGATAGGAGGGCGGCAGAGTATTTAGCAGACTATTTAAAAGTACCAACAATTAGTTCTGCAACTTCTTTCGATTATACAACAGTAGAGCAAGAAGGTATTTATGCGGTAGGTGGAAAACAAAGCACATACACAGGATACTTATTAGATAAGAACTTTATTGCAGGTTCAAATAGATATGAAACAGTAAAAGAAGTATTAAAAAGAATAGGAAAGTTGTAAAAATTAATTAAAAGAAAGGTGGTGATTTAACATTGCCTGAAAATATAATAGCAAAAAAGTTAAATATAAAATTAGATACAATAATTCAAAAAGTTATTAGAACAGATTTTACAGCTATAATCGGTGATAGTGTTGAAATTAATGTTAAGGTTTCTGAGAACGGAAGTCCTAAGAATATAGAAAATTGTCTAGTAAGATTAATAGGTATAAGATCAGATAAAAGTTACCTCGAGCAAACTGAAAAGATTGAGATTACTGATGGTACAAATGGTGAGTTAAAGATATATCCTAAGCTAGATGTATTATCTGTTGAAGGACAATGTATTTTAGGTTTAGTTGTTGAAGATGAGGATGAATCAATAAATATACAAAGATTTAGCATAAATGTTGCTAGTTCAATGGCTAAAGATATAATTATTGACCATTCAGATGATATTGAAACTTTGGTTAAGTTAAACAAATTGCTTGATGATTATAGAAGTGATTTAACTGATATTCATAATAATGTAACCCAGCTTGAAAACTTTGTAGCACAGAAAATTACTGAAACAAATGAGAATTTTAATGAAATGAGTGATGCTATTGAAAATCAGATTGATGATATACAAGACAGGATAAATGGTGTTAATGATACTATTAAAAATAAAATACCCAAATCAATAGAGTTAAAACCTTATAGGTTGGCAGGTTCAAATTATATTTATATGGAGAGTGAAGTTTTTAATATTCAAGCTAATGAGTTACTGAAGAAGGCTTATGATGTTTTTCTAGGTGGTATAGTTGAAAGTGGAAATTATAATACTGCATTGGCAAAATTAACATTCTACAAAACTAACAATAAAATTTCACCGTTTTTGTTGGTGCTGTCAGATCGCAGTATTAATTCAAAGACATTATCACCTTCGGTTGTATTTGGAGATTTATCAAGCGAAATATCTCCTACTGCCACAGGATTTAAACTTATGGTGAAAAGCAACGCATTAAAGACCTTAAATTTAGATTCGGATATGGTTTGTATATTTACACAGTTAGGTAAATAAAAATTAATTAAAGGCTATTCATTAACTTGGATAGCCTTTTTGTATATAAGGAGAAGTTATGGCTAGAAGTAAAAAATGTACCTATGAAGGATTATCCTTCGATAGTTTAGTGGAGCGTGACTATTTTAAACATCTTCAAGAAAAACAATCCAAAGGTGAAATATTTAATTTAGAAATACAAAAGAACTTCTTATTACAAGAAGGTTTTAGAATGGATGATGGAACGAAAATACAAGAAATAAGTTATACTTGCGACCAATACTATATTGATAAAAATGGAAAAGTAAATATTGTGGATGTAAAAGGATCAGAGTTTACAATAACCGAGCCATTTAGATTAAGATTTAAGATGTTAAAGAATTTACATAGAGATTGGATTTATCATGTTGTAATTAAATATGATGGTCAATGGATAGACTTAGAAAATAAAGAAGATAAAAAGATATACAAAGAATTAAAAGCTAAAAAGAAAATAGAGCGTGAAAATAAAAAGAAATTAAAGGGAAAGAAATAATTAATTAAACAAGGGAGGAATGTATAATGAATATTTCAGATCAATGTTCACATTACACTTACATAGATAAAGTTGTGGCTCTTAATGAAGAGTTTATTAATTCAAAACTAAGAGAATTGAAACCAAATTGGACTAGTCCTAGTGCAAGGAAAATACAAATTGCAGTTGATAAAGATTGTTTAGTAAAGATAAATAGAGAAGATATAATTTTGATTAAACATCAATATGGTCTATGTATAGAATATGAAGATATGAATATAGAATCGATTGAATCATTGACAGATGGTGTTTCAGTTTATGCAATAATAGGATATTAAAGGAGGAATTTATATGGGATTTTTCGGAACAACAGCAATTAGTGGTGGGGGATCAGGTGGTGGAATTACACAAGAAGAATTAGATTTACAACTAGCTACGAAAGTAGATGTAGTAAATGGTAAAGGTTTGTCTACTAATGACTATACCACTGCTGAAAAAACTAAATTAAGTGGCATAGCAACTAGTGCGAACAACTATGTTCACCCTACTACTCATCCTGCTAGTGTGATTGTGCAAGATGCAAGTAATAGATTTGTTACAGACACAGAAAAAGCTACTTGGAATGGCAAAGCAGATAATGTAGGAGCAACCACTACTACTTTAGGCTTGGTTAAGAAATGTGAAGCACAAGCTGATAGTGAAGCAACAGATATTGATACTTTGAAAGCAGATTTTAATAGTTTATTGACAAAATTAAAAAGTGCAGGATTAATGTAGATAATTAATTAAAAGGGAGTTATATTATTAAAATTCCCTTTTAATTGCAATGGATTTGTAGAAAAAATAAAATTTGAACGCTACTATCCTACTTATAATTACTCATTTGAAATTTAGTTCAATTTTAAAAATCGTATATTAAAATTACTGTTTTATATGGTTTTTTAAACTATATATTTGATTAATATTTTTTTACCCTACTAACAAATTCATCTAATAAATCTTCATCTTCACTTAGTAGCTCAAGCATTATATCGAAGCCCTTACAGTATTCTTCATTAATTGAATTCATCATTTTTTTATACGCACTATAATAATCTGATCTAATTGTTGTTGTGACCTTTGTTCTTGGGTGTTTTAGATATTCATTCCCCTCTTTTATTTGATAACCATTTATATTAAACAAAATGTAACCTCCTAGTATATGCATCATTTAAGCAAATTATACTATATGGTTAAATATTTTTCAATATGGTTATAAAAAATATCTAATAAATGCTGATTAAATGAATATGGCTAAGAGTAATAAAGGTTATTTATAAAGCCTTAAAATAACTATATGGTCATATATGGTTAAGTTTGAAAAACGAAATAAAATGCGAAATTAAACATAAAGGAGGTATTTATTTGACAATAAATAAAAATATGATTAGAGAAAGAGCATTAAAACTTCCTTCAGTAACGGATGAAATGTATAACTTGTGTAATAAAGAAAATAGAGATATGATGGAAGAATTTTTGCAAATGAATCCTCAACTATCTCCAGCCACTAAAAGACAATATATATCAGGATTAAAGCAATTTATATATTGGATATATTCATCTTGTAATGATAAACCCTTATATAAAATAAAGAAAAGAGATTTTAATAGGTATATGAGTTATTTAACAAATAGAGGGATGAGCGGTTCAGGTTTGAGATTTAAAAAATCATCAGTTAGTACTCTATGTGCGTATATAGAAGATGTAATTGCTGAAGATGATGATTTTGAAGAATATAAGAATTTTAGAAACTTTACAAAAGCATTTAAAGACATTCCCAAAAACCATGTTTATGAGAAAATACCTATCTCTAAAGAAGAATATGAAATATTAAAAGAAACATTAATGGATGATGAAAATTACATGGGATTAGCTTGGGTTGTGTGTGCTTTTAATACTGGTGCTAGACGTGGAGGAATAAGACAATTTGAAACCAGTTTTGTATACCAAGAAATTCCAGAAGGTAGAACGTTCGTTAATACAAATTACGTTAGAGAAAAAGGTAAATCTGATGACGGCAAACGTGTAAGATATATGGCTAATGAAGAAGTTTTGAAGTATTGTAGGTTGTGGTTAGAAAAAAGAGGTTTTGAAAGTAAATATATATTTGCTAAAAAGTTCAAAGATGAAGTTATCCAAATAGGTTTGGAATGGGCTGATTTCTTTTGTTCTGATACCTTATCAGATATATTAGGCAGAAGAATAAATCCTCACTTATTTAAAGCTAGTGCTATAACATATTTGTTAGAACAAGGTAAAGATATAAAGGTAGTCAGCAAATATGTTGGTCAACATAATGATATTTCTACCACTTCAAATCATTATGATTTAAGAGACGATTCTGAAGAAGCTAATAAACTATTTGAGAAATAATAAATTAAAAAAGGGAGGTGGTTAAAATGAAATTTATTATTGCCCTATCACTATTTTGCATAGTAAAAATCACTATTCAATACCTCCTTACGAAACATAAAAATAAAACATAAATAAGGAGGTATTTGAATGGAATCAATGTTTGTAGATATATTTAAATCTAGTCCTATCTTGGGATTGATGGCTATTATGTGGTTTTATCAAAGAAAAGACTACAACAAACTTGTTGAGGATACTAGAGAAGAAAGTAGGGAAAGGGAACAGGAAAGTAAAAATAGAGAAGAAAAAATGCAGAATACGATAAACAAGAACCAAGAGATAATAAACAATAATCAGGATATTATAAATAAAAATCAAGAAATAATTTCTGATCTAGCTGATAAGTTTGACGTTATGGAAGAAATTAAAAAAGATGTAACTGATATAAAAAATAAATTAGATAAATAAAAAAGTGCAATAGGTAATGCTAAAACCTATTGCACTGATGTGAGGTAATAGGATATAACTCCTATTACGTTAGAAATGGATTATTCTAACAAGTGTATTTTAACCTAGTTGAGTCTAGGTGTCAATAAAAATAATTAAATGGAGGGATTTTACAATGGAAATGTTACAAGAAAGTGCCTTACAATTACTATCAGTTGTCTTAGGAGGTCTTATCGCTATTGCTACTGCTTATATTGGTTTATGGGTTGCTAAGGCTACACAAAAGGCTAAAATCGAGGTTGCTAGACTAGAAGACGAAAGAGTTCAGGCTATGTTTAATAACGCTATAGAGAAAACTGAAAAATTAATTCAAACAAATATAATCGCTATGGAAAACACACTTAAGAAAGAATTAATTGAAAAGGCTATGCTTGATGGAGAGATTGACAAGGAAGAATTAAAACACCTTGCTGTTCAAGTAAAAGAAAATGTATTAAATCAACTAACAGATGGGACGTTAGATATTTTAAATGGTGGAATAAAAGATATAAATTCATATATCGAGGTGAAAATAGAAGAAGTTTTAGCTGAAGTTAAATATCAAGTTTAATAATTTTTATGGGTAGGGTTAACTCCTACCCTATTTTTATATAATTGTTAAAATCAACATTTTATAAATAAATTCAACTCCTGAAAGCTAGTAATATAGCCATTCTTGGAGGTGTGAATTTTTAAAATTTAAGAAAGTAGGTGGGTTTTTGGCAAATTTAATACATTTTAATACCCAATATGAAAAATTAATTAAAAAATACGGAGTTACTACTTCCGCTGAAGAAGAATTATTTAAAGGTAAGTATGATAAAAATTATATTTATTATGCTACTCTTTGGGCTGATGCTGACTGTGAATTTATAGGTACTATCAATAATAAAACTTCAAGTATAAAAATTAAAGGTAACCAGTCAATAGTTTTAAAGGATTTTATACCTTGGATGAGTTTAATAATTAAAGCCCCTATTGGTACAAATTACGATATTTTATTAGGACTGTAGGTGATGATATGTTTATAAATAATAATAGATTCGGGATTTCAACTGGATTAGGGAATGTAAAACAAGTGGTTAAAGATGTCGTGGTAGCCAACTGGAGTTTAGCTAACGGTGAGTATTCTACTCAACTAACTCACACATTAGGAACTGATAATTTATTAATTAGCATCTATAAAGATGGTACACAATTGTCTATGAATAATGTTGAAATAATTAATGCAACAACAATAAAAATTTATAATACTTTAGCTATTAATTGCAAAATTGTTTTGATAGCTAAGGAATAGGAGGTGAAAGACGAATGTTATATAGAGAAGTAGAAAGTAAAATAAAAGAACATAGTGCGTCATTGGAACATATGGAGCAAGAAAAAGTAGATAAAGATATAATTAATACATTACAAACGCAAATAAGTAATATAGGAAGTGGCTCACCGAAAGGAGCATTTGCAACTTTAATAGCCTTGCAAAACGATGTAACTGCAAATACTACAGAAGGAAAGAAAAATATTTATGTAGTTACATCAGATGGTGGTTGGTATTATTGGAATGGTACTGCATGGAGTAAGGGTGGCACTTATCAAGCGACAATTTCTTCTGAATTTACTGCAACTAATATTGTGCCTAATAGTGACTTTAGCAATGGTTTGAGTAGTGGTTGGCTTTCAGTAAATTCTGCAAGTAGTGTAACTAATAAAGTTCTTAAAAATGTGGCTGATGGAACAGCTATTTATGGATTAATAAAAAATGATTTAACCAACTTGGTGGTAGGTCATAAATATTACTTTAAGGGTAGAGTAAAAGTTACAAACTCTAACTGTGATTATATAAGTCTAAGAGTTAATAATTCAAGCGAAAGTCAATATCTAGTAAATAATCCGATAATAAATAATTTATATGATATAAACGGTATATTTACTGCTACATCAACAACTTCGGCTATAAACTTTACTCATAAATATGCTGACGCTACAGTTTCAAAAGATAAAGTTATGGAATTACAATATGTTTTAGGGATAGACTTAACTGATATTTTTGGTTCTGGAAATGAACCCACAACTTCAGAAGTTAATATACTACTTTCAAATTATCCTAATAGTTGGTTTGTTGGAACGGTTTCGCCATTCGTAGATAATAAAGATTTATATAATCGTGTCTATAAAATAAATACGAAAACTTTAGCAAGTAAAACTATACAAGGTACTAATAATCAAATAAAAGTTGTAAATGGTGATGGTGTAGCAAGTAATCCTATTCTGTCTATACCCGAAGGTGCTACAGAGATATTCAGACCATTAACACCAACTGTATCATATGGAAGTGAGTTAGCACCTAATATTAGCACATGGACTGGTGGAAATGGTTCTGTATGGAATGGAACATCTTGGATAGTACCAGAACTCGGAACATTAAAAACAAATATCACAGTAGAGCAAGGTGCTGAATATCAAATTGATGTAACGTGGACTGATACAAGCAATTATAACTTTATATCTCCACGATTAATCGTAAAACTTGGAACTGCTATCTCTGATAAGCAATTTGTTGGCTATTCTGATGCACTATATAAATTAACAATAGTTGCAAATGAAAGTGGTAATGTAGAAATAAAACTTGGTGATGGAATAGAAAAATGGAGTGCAACAATAACTAATATTTCAATTAAGAAAATTGTAAATAAAGTTAGCAAAGCAGGAAGAATAGGATTAGGAGTTTTTGATATTTATACAGGTGGAACAAGCTTTGCTGTTGGTGGAGGTCATGCTAGGCGTACTTCAGGAACAGATAATACTGCTATTGGTTATATTGCACAAAGAGATTTAACAACAGGAAATTACAATAGTGCAATTGGTGCTTATGCTCAACAATCATTAACAACTGGACTTAATAATGTTGGACTTGGATTTATGGCACAAAGATATATGAAAACAGGATATTATAATATTGGTATTGGATATTCTGCTCAAAGCAATTTAGAATTTGGTAGTTGGAATATAGCTATAGGTAATGAGTGTATGCGTGATTCTGTATCTACAGATTGGTGTACTGCTGTTGGCAGTAGAGCTTTTAATTCTTTGGTAAGTGGACAATATAATGTTGCTATTGGTAGACAGGCTGGTTTTTATCCTAAATCAGTTGATTATCCAACAACTTCTGCTAATAATCAAACAAATGTAGGTTCAAGATCAGGTCAAAGTAGTAGTGTACAGGCTAATAATTTAACTACTTTAGGTTATTCTGCTATAGGTACAACTAATGCAACTTCTTTAGGAGCGTTTGCAGAAGCAAAAGGGGTTGGTTCAGTTGCGATTGGACTAGATAGTGAAGGAAACTTCGCTCAAGCTAATAATGATAATGAATTTGTATTAGGAACTTCAAAACATAATGTGAAGGTTAAAGGTACTTTAAACTTAGCAAGATATACACCTACTTCATCAGCAGATGCAAGAGGTCAAATAGGAGATGTAACATCAGATGATAGTTATATTTATACAAAAACTTCTACAGGTTGGAAAAGAAGTGCTTTATCAACTTGGTAATTGAAACATATTACGCACTAATGATAAAAAACAATTACGAAAATTAATACTATAAAATTATATAATATTCGCAAATTTAATATTATAACAAAAAACAAGATAGACTAAAGGTTACATTCAACACATAATGTGTTTACTTGTTTCGATTTAATCTATCTATATAAAAAAATAAAAACTTATATAATTGATATAAAAATATAACAAAA